AGCTCTCGTTTTCCTCCGAAGCGCCTTACCGCCGTTGGTTCGGCTATGAGATCCTCGGCCACAAGGCCGAGGAGGTCGATCTCTCGATCCTGAACGACGGCGCGGCGTTCCTGAAAGATCACTCGAACCGGATCGACGATCAACTCGGATCGGTCGCCGAGGCGCGGCTCGACGGCGACAAAGCGCGCGCCGTGGTGACGATGGCCTCGACGCCGGAGGCCGACGCGATCCTCGGTCGCATTCGCTCCGGCGAGCTCAAGTCGATCTCGGTCGGCTACCGGATCGACAAGCTCGAGCTGGTCAAGGTCGAGGATGATGTCGAGACGTATCGCGCGACGCGCTGGACGCCTCACGAAATTTCGCTGGTCGCGGTGCCGGCGGATCAGACCGTCGGCGTCGGCCGCGCGTCTGAGATCGAACCCCGCCGCATTCCTGTAATCGACAGCACGAAAGGGGCCGACATGCCCGATCCGATCAAAAAGCCGGCGGTGGCGCCGGTTCCCAATCCGTCCGACGATCTCGCCGCGCGCACCGCGGCGCTCGAGGCCGGTCAGGCGCAGCTTCTCGAGGACCAGAAGGCCGCCCGCGAGGCGCAGCGCCGGGCCGAGATCACCGAGCTCGCCGCGAAACACAATATTCCGGCCGAAATGCGCGACAATGCGCTGAAAGCCGAGAATGTGACGATCGGCGCGTTTCGCTGGGCGGTGCTCGATCATCTCGGCGAAAACGCCGGGCAGGTCGAGCTTTCCGAAAAGGCCGTCGGCCTCACGCCGGCGCAGATCGAGAGCTTTTCGTTCCGCGACCTGTTCCGGGCGCTCTCGCGCGTCGGCGCGCCGGGCGAGGGTTCGGCCGAGCTCGAGGCGTGCGCCGCGGCGGCGCGGCTCGGCGGCCGTGATGACGGCTCGGTCCGCATTCCGCTTGAGGTGCTGACGACGCCGACGGCGATGTTCGGGCGGGCGCAGACCGTCGGCGTCGCGGCCGATGGCGGCAATCTTGTCGCGACCGATCTCGACGCGATGTCTTTCATCGACATTCTGCGGGCGCGGTCCTTCGTGCTCTCTCTGGCGCGGCCGCTGCGCGGTCTGGTCGGCAATGTCGACATTCCGCGGCTCGACACCGAGGGCGCGTCGGCCTGGCTGGCGGAGAACGCGCAGGCGGTGCTTGACGATAACGCCTATGGGCTGCTCTCGTTCACACCGTATGACATCGGCCGCGGCGTCGAGCTTTCGCGGCGTCTGCTGATGCAGTCCTCGACCGATGTCGAGGCGCAGATCAGGGACAGCCTTGCGAGCGAGATCGCGGTCGCGACCGATACGGCGGCGGTCTATGGCGCAGGCGGCAACTCGATCACCGGCATCTCGAATATCGTCGGCGTCGGCACCACCACCTTTGCCGCGGCGGTCCCGACGCGGGCCGAGGTGATCGCGATGGAAAGCGAAGTGGCGACGGCGAACGCCGATGTCGGCCGTTTGGCCTACGCCTTCAACTCGGCGATGCGCGGCTCGCTCAAGGGCGTCGCGGTCGACGCCGGCTCGGGCCGGTTCGTCTATGGCGATGACGGCAAGGTCAACGGCTATGACGCCGAGGTCTCGAACATCTTCACCGCCGGCGACGTGGTGTTCGGAAACTGGAATGACGCGATCGCGGCGCAGTGGGGCGATCTCGACATCATGGTCAATCCCTACAAGGACAGCCGCGCGCGGACGACGGAAGTCTCCGCAATGATGACGATGGATTTCAATCTCCGTCACGCCGCGTCGATGTGCTTCTCGAACGACGGCGTCTGATCCTGACCGCCTGATGACAACGGCCGCGGCGGGTGATCGCCGCGGCCTCCCTGCGCTCGCCCTCGCGCCTTCACAAATCCCGAAAATCCGAAACGAGAGGTTTCCCCATGGCTCGCGGAAAGCGCCAGACATTCCCATTGATGATCGTTCGCGGTTGTCTGATCGACGGCGAAAAATACAAGCCGACCGACAAGGCCGAGGTCACGGCCGGCGAGGCGGCGATCCTGATCGGCTCCGGCAAGGCGTGCGATCCGAAAAACAAGGACGGCGTCGCGCTGGCCAAGGCCAACCTTGCGGCGATCGAGGCCGCCCGCGCCCGCGCCGCCGAGGACGCCGAGGCCGCCGAGCTGGCGCGGATGACGCCGGCGAAGTTGCAGGCGATGATTGACGGCGGCGTCGCCGCTGCGATGGCGGCGCAGGCTCCGCCCGCCCCGGCCTGATCTTCCCGAACCTGACGCGATGACGGCCGGCGGGGTTGATCCCGCCGGCCGGTTCTCGATCTCTGGAGCCAAGAAAATGCCCGATATTCATGACCGCAAGGTCAATCTCCGCGCGCCGGTGACGCGCAACGGCGAAATCTTTCTGCCGAAAGACAATCCGCACGCCTTTCCGGTGAAGGTCGCCGACGGTTTCATCGCGGTTGGCCGCGCCGATCCGGTCGACGACGCGCCGAAGAAAGCCGACCGCAAGGGCGTCGAGGGCGCGGCGACGCGGTGAAGTTCGAGACCGCCGCCGACCGCGATGTTTTTTTCGCCGATGGCGACGCCGCGACATACACGCTCGACGGCGGCGGCGGCTGCGCGGTCATGGGCCATTTTTCCCGGCCGCTGGCCGATCAGCTCGTCGGCGACGAGACCGAGGTCGCCGGCGGCGCGGCGTCTTTTCTGATGAGCTCCGATCGCGTGCCGGCGGGCGCGAGCGCCGCCGGCGGCGATCGCCTGACGCTCGACGGCGTGGTCTGGCGCGTGCGCAAGCTCGAGCCGGAGGGCGACGGCAAGACGACGCGGCTTTCGCTCTCGGCGAGGCTCTGACATGGCGCATGTCCGCAAACAGCTCCGCGACGCCGTGGTCGCGCTTCTCGTCGCCGAGGGCGGCGCAGGGGCCCGGGTCAATACGGTTGCGATCGACGCGCCGGCCGGCGCTGGCGGGTTTCCCGAACGCCGGGTTTCCTGCCCTGGCTCGACGGTGACGCGCGCCTCGACGTCCGGCGAGAGCGCGCGCCAGATCGAGCTGATCGTCGCCGCCTATGTGACGGCCGATGCGCTCGAGGACGCGGTCGACGCGGAGGCGGCGGCGATTGAGGCGGCGATCCTGACCGACGCTGGGCTCCGCGCCTTGTGCGTCGAAATTCAATTCATCGGCGACGAGCTCGCCGTCGATCTCGAGGGCGATCGGCCGGCCGGCCGCGTCCGCATGCAATTCGCGGCCGTGATCGTCACGGCTCCGAATGATCCCGAAACTCAGGAGGCTTGAACAATGGCGAGGCATACAGGCGAGGGCGGCGTTCTCGAGATCGACGGGACGATCGTCGGCAAGGTCAACGGATGGTCGATGTCAAGCGAGGCGTCGGTCGCGACCGGCCGCTCGCTCGGCGAAACCTGGGACGAAAACGCCCCGACGTCGCAGCGGTGGAGCGGGTCAGCCGAGGTCGATATTGACGACGCCGACGCAGGTCAGCTCCTCCTGCGGGCGGGCGCGACCGGCAATCTCAAGATGTACACCGAAGGCGACGCCGTCGGAAAACAGGAGTTCGCCGGCGATATCGTTGTCACCGGGCGCTCGCCGTCGGTCTCCAAAGACGGCTATGTCACTGCGTCAATTTCCTTCACCGGCAACGGGGCGCTGACGGAGACGACGCTTGTCTGATCTTCTCGACATCGCCCGGCGTCATTTCGACGCCGAGGGTCTGAAAGCGGTCGACGTTCCGGAATGGGGCGTCGCCGTCTACTTCAAGCCGGAGACGCCGAGCGAGGCGGCCGATATCGCCTCGCGGTTCGGCGTCTCTGGCGTCAAGGCGACGATCGCCGCGGTAATGATGCGGGCGCGGCGCGAGGACGGCTCGGCCTATTTCGAGGACCGCGGCTATCAGACGCTCAACGCGCTGATGACCGGCGCGGATTTCGAGGTGATCGAACGCGTTCACGCGGCGATGACGCGGACGTCCCTGGTCGAGACACTGGCCGTCGCCAAGATCCTTTCCGACGGGATCGACCGCGTCGCCCTGGCCGAGCTCTCCGCGGCGCTGCGCGATCCGGAGAAGGCCGGCGAGCTCGGCGAGCTCGAGGGCGTCGGCGTGCTCGGCTCCGCGATCGCCGGGCTTGAGCGCCTCGCGAAATCCTTTCCGGAGGCCGTCGCCGCAAAAAAGCTCTGACCGAGGCGGCCGCGGTCAAGGCGCTGGCGGTGGCGGATGAGGCGCGCGACGCCTTGCGCGCGGCGCTGGCGATCGGCGGCCATCTCGGCAAGACGCTCGGCGAAATCGCCGCGCTGAACGACGACGAGCTCGCCTTGTGGGCGTTCTACTATGGCGGAGAAGGGAGCGGCGATGTTTGATGATTACAAGGTCAGGATGACGGCGACCGATCTCTCGGCCGGCCGCGAATTCGACAAGCTATCGCGCAAAATCCGCCGGACCGATCGCGATCTCGGCGCTGTGGGACGTTCGGCGGACAGGCTCGGCAAGACGCTCCGAACAATCGGCGCAGCGTCAGCGGCGTATTTCTCAGCTCGAGCATTCACCGGGCTTGTCGCGGGCGCTTTCGACTACGCCGACGCCGTCGACAAGGCGTCGATTTCGACCGGGATCGGGGTCGAGGCTTTGCAGGAATACAGGTTCGCCGCGGAGCAACTCGGCATTCAGGCGAATTTCCTCGACGACGCGTTCGCCCGGTTCAACAAACGGCTTAACGATCTCGCTCTCACCGGCTCCGGCGCGGGCAAGAAGGGTTTCGAGGAGCTCGGCCTGGTCTCCGATTTCACCTCGGGCAAGCTCAAGACGACGGAGGAGGCTCTCGAGGCGGCGATTGCGCGGCTCCTCGAATATGAAACCTCGGGTCAGCGGGCGGCGCTCTCGGCCGAGCTCTTTGGCGCGTTGGCCGGTCCGAAAATGGCGCGGCTCTTGGCCGAAGGCGCGGATGGTCTTGACCACTGGCGGTCCCGCGCATCAGTGATGTCCGAGGCGGCAATCAGGGACGCCGTGAGGCTCAGAGACGAATACACGGCGGCAACTGATGCGATCGAGAGGGCATTTCAGGTCGCGATCGTCAATGTGGTGCGTTCCATGAAGGGTCTGCGGATGATCTGGGGGGAGGTCACCGGGGACACCGCAAAACAGACCACGCCACAGCTCAAGGCCAATCTGCTTGAACACACCGGCCGATTGCAGCAATTGACGACTGATCTTCGCCGGCTCGAGGGCGTTGATAGAGGCGATCATCCCCTGGCGCAGCAGCGCCGCGACGAAATCGCAGTGACAAAGGAATACATCGCTGAAATAGAGCGCGCGCTCGATCGACGTCGAGCACTTAAACGGCTTGAGGATGAACTGGCCGGCTCCAATGGCGGCGGTGGCGGCGGCGGTGGCGGGGCGGCCAGCGCGCCGGCGACCGAGGCCGAGCGGGCGGCCGAGCAACTCGACAAGCTGATCGAGCGCCGCGATCTCCGCGTCGACGGGCTGCGGTTCGAGCTTTCCCTGATCGGCAAGACCGAGGAGGCGCAGGCCGATCTGAATGCAAAGTATCGGGCCGAGCTGCGGTTGCAGGAGCGCCGGGCGCTGGCTTACGAGGCCGGCGTCGACGTCAACGCGGAATATTTTTCCTCGCTCGAGGACATGGCGCGCGAGGAGACCGAGCTCGAGCGCGCGATCCGCGCCAAGACCGCGGCGCAGGAGGCGGCGAACAAGGCGACCGAGGACGCCAAGAAAGCAACCGATGACATGGCGCGCTCGCTCTCGAACGCCTTCGCGCAGGTGCGGAGCGGCAAGGACGCGCTGAACGCGATCCTGACGCTCGGCATTCAGGGCGCATTCGGACAAGGCGCACTCGGCGCGTCGGTCAATAAAAGCCTCGGCGTCGAGAGCGGCGGCATCGTCGGCACGTTGTTCAACGCCAAGGGCAACGCGTTCGACGCCGGCGGCCGGGTCGAGATGTTCGCCGCCGGCGGCGTGGTCGATCGGCGCACGCCGTTTACCTATGGCGGCGGCCGGCGCGGCGTGATGGGCGAGGCCGGGCCGGAGGCGGTCATGCCGCTAGCGCGCGGCCGCGGCGGCCGGCTCGGCGTCGAGGTCTCGGGCGGCGCGCCCGCGCCGGTGGTCAAGGTCATGGTGGAGACCCACACGTCAAGGCCGGTCGAGGTGCGACAGGAACAGGGGCCGGACATGCTGAACATCGTGATCGAGGAGGTCGCCGACGGCGTGAACAAGGTCGGCTCGCCGATCTATCGCGCGCTCGAGGCGCGGGGGGTGTAAATGGCCGCTCCGATCTGGCCGGGAACGCTCCCGCAGAAATTGCAGGAGGACGGGTTCACATATGAGCTCGCCGACAATCTCGAGACCGCGGAGACCGCGGCCGGCGTGACGCGGTCAAATCCGCAATTTTCCTCGGTCGCCGATCCGTTCAAGTCGACGCTGCTTCTGACCGACGCGGAGCGGATCGCGCTTGTCGCGTTCTACCGGACAACGCTGGTCTCCGGCGCGCTCGATTTCGACTTGCCGGATCAGCTCGACAGGGTCGGCGGCGCGCCTGACTGGCGGGTCAAGTTCACCAAGCCGCCGGCGTTCACCGCACTTGGCGGCGGCCAGTTCCGCGCCTCGATCGAGCTGGTGAAACTGCCATGACGACGGCCGCGTTCGAGGTCGATCTCCGGCAGGAGGACGGAACCGGCGTCGTCGCGGTCCTGGTGACGCTGACGCATTCCTCGCTCACCGCGCCGATCTACATCTCGTCCGATCCGACCGAGATCGCGACCGATCATCCGCGGACCTACAAGACTGTAAGCCGGGGATTGGATTTCACCTTTCTGCCGATGCGGGTCCGGCTTCCGGGCTCGACGCCGGACGCGCCGCCGCGGGCGCAACTCGTCGTCGACAATGTCGATTTTGCGGTTGAGCGCGCGTTGAATGATCTCGGCGCGAACGAGCGGGTCAAGGTCAAGTTCGAGGTGATGCATTCCTCGGATTGGGAGACGCCGCAAATCGAATTGCCCAACCTCGAGCTCGCCAACATCCGGGCGAAAGGGCCGTGGATCACCGGCGACCTGAGTTTCGACGGCGGGGTTCGCGAGTTCACGCCGGGCGCGACATTCAACCGGGTCGATTTTCCGGGTCTGTTCCGGCGGTGACGGCGCGGTTTCTCGACATTCCCTATCGCCTCGGCGGCGCGGATTTCGACGGTTGCGATTGTTACGGGCTGGTCAGGCTCTATCACCGCGCCGCGCTCGGCGTCGACCTGCCAGCCTATCCAGGCGCGGAGATCGCCGTCGACCGCGCGGAGATCTCCGCGGCGGCGGCCGGGCGCGGGCCCTGGGCTCCGGTGGCGCGGGCCGAGATCGGCCGCGGCGACGTGGTCCTGATGTCCGGCGGCGCGGCGCTTCATTGCGGCGTCATGATGGACGCCCGGCGGTTTTTGCATGTCGCGATGTTCGGGTTTTCCGAGCTCGGCGATGTCACGGCGGCGGAATACGCGGCGCGGTTGAGGGGAGTTTACCGATGGCGAACGAGCTCTCCGGCCGGGTAGACGGCGACCGCATCGTCGTCGACTGGTCGGGCGATCCGTTCGCCGAAGCCGGCGCGGGCAGGTTCGACGCGGCGGGCAAGCGGATCGACGAAATCGAGCGCGAGGCGCGGGCGCAGTTCGGCGAAGAGTTCGCCGAACTCGAGATTTTCGTCGGCGGCGCGGCCGTGCCGAAGGGCTGGCGCCATCTGGTCACGGTCAAGCCGGGGCAGCGGGTGCGCATCTTCGCGGCGGTGCGGGGCTCGACATTCCGTCTGATCGCCGGCGTGCTTCTCGCCGCGGCGATCGCGGCGTTCGCGCCCTATCTCGCCGGCGTGATCGCGCCCGGCCTGATGGCTGCGGGCGGGGTCGGCGCGGGGCTTCTCGTGGGCGGCATCACCGCCGGCCTGACGCTGGCCGGAACGCTGGCGATGAACGCGCTTTTTCCGCCGCCCAAGATCGCGCCGCCGCCGCGCGGCATAGGCTCCTCGCCGGCGATCAGCGGGATCGGAAACAAGCTCCGCCCCGACGGCGTGGTTCCGGAGCTTGTCGGCAAGTTCCGGGTCTATCCGGACTATGCGACCGCGCCCTATTACGAGACCGAGGCCGACAATCAGTTCGTGAACGCGCTGTTCCTGGTCTCGATCGACGACGTGACGGTCGCCGACATGAAGATCGGCGAGACGTCGCTCGACGAGTTCGACGGCGTCGAGACCGAGATCATCCGCAACACGGTCGCGCCGAAGCCGGAGAAGTTCCGCCGGGTCGCCTATGAGGAGGCGCAGGGCGTCACGCTCGAGAAGGATGTTCAGCACGTCCGCAACACGGTCGCCGACGCCTCGGCCTTCACCGTCGAGCTCGAATTGCCGGGCGGCGCGTTCCAGATCACCAAGAAGGGCAAGCGCCGGGAATGGCGGGTGCTGGTCAAGGTCGAATATCGCCCGGCCGCCGGCGGCGCGTGGACGGTGGTCGCGGGTAACAATCCGGCCGAATATCCCGACGAGCTCGAGATTTTCACCAAACAGGAGGAGACGATCCGCCGCGCGGTGCGGGTCGAGCTTCCCTCGGCGGGCGAGTACGAGGTCCGCGTCACCAAGACGTCGGACGGTCAGGCCGAGGAGCCGGACCTGACGATCATCGCGGATATCCGCTGGTCGTCGCTGCGGAGCTTCCGGCGCGACGACGTGATTTCCGCGCCCTATCCGGTGACTGCGATCGCGCTCCGGATCAAGGCGTCCGATCAGCTCTCGGGCCAGCTCGAGGCGTTCAACGTGATCGCCGAGCGGGTCGGCTGGCGCTACAACGGCGCGGCCTGGGAGCTGGGGGAAAGCGACAATCTCGCCGACGTCTACGTCACGCTCCTGAAATCCTCCGCGCTTGCGCGGCCGCGGACCGATGACGAGATCGATTACACGCGGATCGAGGCGTTCCGCGCGCGCTGCGAGGCGATGGATTTTCGCGCGAACCAATGGCGCGACTATCGCGCGACGCTGTTCGAAGCGGCGAACGAGCTCCTCGCGGTCGGCCGCGCGCGGGTCGATTTCCGCAACGGCAAATGGGGCGTGATGTGGGATGAGGGCGACGCCGCGCCGATCGCGCATCGTTTTCACCCCGGCAATATCGGCGATGTCGAGCGGGTCCAGTCGCTCGACGATCTGCCGCATGCGCTGCGGGTCACGTTTCCGAACCGCGACGAGGGCTATCGCGTCGACGAGGTGATCGCATACGCCGACGGCTACACCGCGGCGAACGCGATCCGGATCGAGGACATTCAGTATCCGGGGATCGACCGGCCCGATCCGGCTTGGCAGCGGGCGCGCTATGATCTCAGACAGGGCCGATTGCAGCGCCGGCAAATCCGGTTCTTTCTCAATCGTCAGATGCATCTGACCGCGGCCGGCGATCGCGCCGAGCTGACCTATCCTGTCCTCGCCGGGATCGGCGGCGGATGGGTCCGCGCCGTCGCGGGGGCGTCGATCACGCTCGACGCCGACATCACGCTCGAGGCGGGCTCGGCCTATCAGCTCCGCTTCACCCATATCGCCGACGGTTCGGCGACGACGGCGCAAATCGTCACCGGCGCGGGAACCTGGCGCACGGTCACGATCGACGCCGCGATCGGCGCGCTTGCGGTCGGCGACGGCTATGCGTTCGGCAAGCTTGACGACGTCGTCGAGCGGGTGGTGATCTCGAAAGTCGAGACCAAGGGCTCCGGCGCGATGGTGACGGTGTTTCCGGAGCCGGCCGCCGACCCCGGCGACGATCCGGTCGCGCCGCCGAATTTTGTCTCGAGCCTGCCCGTGGCGGTCGCCGATTACGATGTTCCGCCGCAATCGGTCGGCGCGACGCAAGTCCTCTCGCCGGCTCCGGCCGGCGTGCGCGCGGACATCGTGGTCGCGTGGCGCTTCTCCGGGCTTGTCGAGGTCGCCGAGGTCGCGGCGCGCTGGCGGCGGACCGATGTCGCCGACGATTGGGATCGCATCGCCCTGCCGCTGACCGAGCGTCTGACGGTCGCCGACGTGCCGGACGGCACGTATGAATATCAGATCGCGACGCGGGCGGCGGGTCGGGCGCAGTTCTCGCGCTGGTCGGCCTCGGCGATCGTCGTCGTCGACGCCGAGGGCGGCGTGCCGAACGATCTGGCCGCGGTCCTGGCGACGCCGAATCTCGCGCGCGGCGAAATCACGTTCACGGCGACGCCGGCGGTCGATCCGCGGCGCTCGCATTTCGTCCTGCGCCGCACGCCGCTGACGGCAGGCGCAACGCGGCTCGACGCGGCGATCGAGATCGAGGTGTTTCAGTTTCCGATCACGGTCCGACTGCGTCCGGGAACCTATTTCGTCGACGCGGTTTCGTGGTTCGGCGTCGAGAGCGTAAACCCGGCGAGCTATGTCGTCGCGGAGTTTTTCGGCGACGCGATCGACTATGTCGAGGAAATCGAGATCGGCGGCGCGAACGGCTGGGCCGGCGTCCATGACGACACGCTCGAGGACGCGACATTCCTCCGGCTCGGCTACAGTTCGGACGCCTTCGCGCATGTTGACGCCTTCGCCGAGGCGAACATTTTCGGCGACATCGCCG